TCAGTGTCCGTGACGAGGAACCCGGAAAGCGGAGCAGTCAGAGCGATTGCCGAATCATCGACAACGCGCCCGCGGGTGCGCCGGTTCCAAGTGTCGTCCATCGTTTCAACAGTCATGTCCTCATGGGCAAAGCAGGTGACGGTTGAGAAGTCGGGGACTCCTTCCGTACCCATCAGGCCACCCGGACGGCTGACGAAGGCGATGCAGTCGCTGTACATAGCGGAGCGTGCCTTGGTAGCGCCCTTGCGATTCGTCACGCGGCTGGTCGTGTCAACCACGATGCCGCCAATTCCGAAGAACTGGTTGAGCAGTGCGAAGTCGTCAAACTCGCCCTGTCCGCGAACGAAGTTGGCTGCGAACGGTGAACCTTGGAAGTACTCACGGTACTCAGGAGCCTGAGTGATTGCGTGAGCGGTCGCCGTTCCCATGATTGCGATGATGTCACGGGGATGGACAGCCTCGCCGGTGTTGTCGAGAATGTTCTCGACGACGCCGTTGAACAACTTCTGGATGTATGCGTTTGCCGAAGACGATCCTGCAATCTTGCCTCCGCCAGTGGCGGTTGCAGAAGCAGTTGTGCCTGTAGGCCAGTTGCCCGAAGTGGTGAGCAGGTTTGCTGCGCGATACGAACGAAGACGCATGGCCTTGGAGGCGGCGATTCGAGCGTGAGCGGCAACAATGTCCCAATCAGCGTTGCTGACGGAACGATGCCCAAGGGTGAAGGTCGGGCTAAACCGTTCGGTTGTGTACGTGGTGAACTCGTGGTCAACCTGATTGCCTTCGGGAGCGTCGTTGCCGTCACGCCAAACGTAATCGTTTGTGCTGACGATACGGCTTGCCTCTTCCTCGTCAATCTTGAGGTAGTACCCAGTTGTCTTGGAAACCGGAGTCAGTTTGCAATACTGCGTGACTGGGAACGAGTTGGGGGAACGGGTAAACTCGACTTGAATCTGCCCCGTCGCCTCTGAGAATGTTGGGACGAAAGTATTACTTCCGCCGGGTGCGACTTCTGCCATTGTGAAAATCCTCTAATAAGTGAAAGGGTCAGATTACGAAAGTGCTGGTCGAATAACCAGTGGTTGCCAGTACATACGGATGATTGCGCCTGCTGCGCCAGATTCCAAAGCAATACCAATGTGGTTCTGGTTGACTGCTCCCGATCCGGCTGCTTCAACGGCTTTGCCGTCTGCGTCAGTCTTCAGTCCGTTGCCTCTGGTGACAGTACCACCACATTCAATCAGAACTACGTTTCCGGGTTGAAGAGAAACAGGGTCTCCCGATTCGGCGTGATTGGCTGAATCGAAAGCCTTCGTGTCTCCACCTGCAACGCCCATGCTAATGTTGTTAGCGTTGGACTCTCCGCAAGCGTTATCCGCGCTTCCGGTCGGTGCAACAGCGCGGTAAGGTCGAATGTCCCCGCCCGCTACGAGATTTGGGTGCATCTGCTGTGCCATGTTCATTATCTCCGTTTACCGGTTTCAACCGGCCTTGATTTCTTCGTCAAAGACCTGCTGGAACTGATCCGCGCTAAGTCCCTCTTTGGTCATACGAGCAACCGCGCGGTCGCTTGCGTTCTTACGGTCAAATGCGGTGTACTCGCTCTTGCCCTGAACCTTGGAGCCGGTCAGGTCGAGACGACGACCGATTGGGTCCTTGGTCAGAGTGGATCGCCAGAAGGTCAACTTGCCTTCAACGTCCTTGGTTGAGAGCAGTTCGGAGATCATATGGTCGCGGTGCTTGGCGACACGATACCCGTCTGAAGCGAGGTTATCGAGGATCTTACCGAACTCGGCCTTACGAAGTTCAATACCAAGTTTGCGAGCAGTCTTCCGGAAAGCATTGCGCTGTTCCTTCAGTCGCTTGAACTTAGCAAGGAATGCCTTGCCGTTCTTGGTCTTGCGAATGCGTGAGAAGATTTCCTTATCTTCCTTGTCATCCTCTTTCTCTTCGTACTTGCGCATTTCCTTCTCGTCGTCCATCTCGTCTTCTTCGTATTCGGCTTTCTCGGCGTCTTCCATAACGTCGTCGTCCGAAGCCATCTGCATCTTGAGTTCTTCCAACTCGCCACGCAGTTCTTCGTTCTCAGCCTTCAACTTGTTTACGAGTTCGTTGTCCGCTCCGCCTTCTGTGGCGGGCATCATCTCGTCCTGTTCTGGCATTTCATGTTCCTTTTTTTCTTCGCCAAGCGTTGGCACAAACGTATTTCCCCCGCCGGGCGAAACCTGTTCAAAGGTGACAGGACGGGTGTAAGTAGATTTATTTCCGATCTTGGTAAACCGGGTGTCTCTGAGCGGGCGGGCTGGCGTCTCCCTACCAAGGAGTGCAACTTCGGACATTTGCCCATCACTCCAAATCTCGGCAGAGCGGCGAGGGAAACGATTGGAGGCAACGTAACTGTCGAAGTCATTCTTCGACATTACGACATCTCCAATGATGCCCGGCCCGCTGTAGACTTCCCCGCTGTCCGTTCGGATGTTGATGTCCTTCCGCTCGATGGAAACGATGTCCCCGAGTGCTTCGGAAGGTGCTGTGTTGTTCTCGTCTTGGTGCAGCATTACCAGTTTGGGGTTGCAACCGGCACTCATGTGCTGCTTTGTACGATCAATGATCTTCTCGATGGTGTCGGCGTCGAAGTCTTCGATCTCCGAATCACCCGAGTCGAAACCGGGGATATGTCCAACAAACAGTTCAAGGTCGTGGATGGTGACCTTGCTTCCGTCTTCCGAGATGTTATGCGACGGGTACATATCTGCCGCCGGTTCGTTTGTCATGGTTGCCTTCTTATACGTTATTGGTTCTCTTGTCACGCCAAAAACGTGCTTTGATTTGCCAATTAGGAATTATTGCCATCTTGCTGAAGGTTCCGATTGTCCGCTAAGTACCTCTGGAAGTCGTTGGCCGATATTCTCCATTGGCCTCTGACTCGTGTTGCACCAATGGAACCCTCTCGTGCCATTCGGTACACGGTGTCCCTGCATACGCCCAACGCTCTAGCAACCTCGGACGCCGACAACTGTTTGCTTGTGTCTATCATGCAACTCTGGAAAGCAGACTGAAACCGGGATCAGGGTATTCGCCGCCGTCAATGTACGACTGCATCTCCCTGTTGTGGTTGCCAATTGCCTTCCAATCCAGTTCGTATTCGCCCGCCAAGAAACCCATACGCCCCGCCTCGCTCCATGTGATGATACGCGTGCCGCCTCGGCAGTTGTATCCATTCGGGGGGTGCAGGTTCATGCGGTCGAAGTATTCAGACGTATTCACATAGCCGTCCATGGCTGCGTGGTGTGGCCTCGATCTGTTGTCATCAATCTCCGTCAGCATAATCAACGGAGCAATGTCCTGCACATCAGACGACCTATATGCAGCGGCGTTGGCTTCGTTGAATGCCGTGCTTAGATTGGTCCGAAACACCGTTTCAAGTCTCGCAGCAACTGCATCCTGTTGACCTTCGAGGAAATCGGGGCCGACGATTTCGGCTGCCTTGGTCACGAAGTCCTGCGATTGCAGCACGTTATCGGCGCTGACCCCTCGCATTGAATCGGCAATCAACTTGCGTAAATCAACCAGCACAGATTGGTCGTCAACGTCGGTGACCCAGAACGCTCGATTTGCAGCATCAGCAAGTGCGTTCGTTGACCCGTCCAATTTCGCTGCTACGCCGAGTTTCTCCGCCTGTGCAATCTGCAGTGCCTGTTCCTCAGCGACCTGTGCCATATGAACGGCGTTGCTGCGAATCATCGGGATTCGTTCTTCAAACAACTCGATTGCTTCTTGGTACGGAGCCACCTCAAAGCCGGCCATTTCGGCCTCGACAGGCCAATCCTTGGCGAAGGTGGACTTGCCGGTGTCGTATTGATATTCGACCCCAGCGTCCTCTGAGTCCTTGACCACGACGGCGAGCCCCAACATTTGAGTCAGCACAAACGCCTTCGCCATCACGGTTTGGAAATCAGCCCACGCCTCAGCGTTCGGCTTGCCTTCGATGGTCGACGCCACGGCCTCAATGTACGGCCCCAATGCCTCCGCATATGCAGCGGCAATCAGTTCGTCCAATTCGGCTTCAACGTGGTTTCGTGCCACCGATTAGTCGTCCTGCATATCGTCAAGTGTTTCTTGATATGTTTCTATGACTTTGGTTCTTATCTTCTTCTCAAAGTCATCGCCCGCCTCTTTGCTGACTGTGGACTCCAAATGATCCGCTCCCGCGTCAATCCACTTTTGAGCGTTCTCGAATTCCGCCGCCTCAAGATTGTTGACGATAGACTCAAGAATGTCCCCATTGTCATCGGGATGAATGTTGTGTTTCTTCAGAGCATTCTCGTCCAACAAAGCGTTATCAAACACGCCAGATAGTTGATACTCGCCCAAAAGAGGGTTCATTTCTTCGGTCATGGCCATGTCCACTGCCAATTGTTCGTCGTCACTCAACCCACCGGAATGACCGCCACCCCAATAATGCTCTCCAAAGCCGCCAATGTCGCCGCTTTGAGCGCGAGCGATAGCCATGTCAATCGTCACTGGTCCCAGTCCGCCTGCAATCTCGCCCTGACTCTCAGATGCTGCATCGTCGAGATCCGGTTGAACATCACTATCCATTAGCAGATCAGACAAATGATCGTGAACTTGATCTGGCAATTCTTCTTTCGCTGCGGTGTCCATGTCTCCAAACAACTTGGTGGCACGTGACCATTCCCCCGTTTCGACAGCTTCGGCCAAATCGTTCAATTGAGCAACATCAGCGGCAATCATTGAAGCGTCTTCGTCGTCCATATCGGACGGGTCGAACTGATCCATGTAGTTCTGTGCTGCCTGTTTGATGCCCTCGGCTGCACCCTTGGTATCTTCTGATACAGAAGTGCTGGCTTTATCCCCGCCACCTTCGTCGCCGTCATCGGGCATCTCACCCATGAAATCGTCAATGATGTTATCTACCTCTCGCATTGCTTTCTCATAATCGCCATCGTCGATCATCTCGTCGTACTTGGTCATGGTGTCATCATCGACAGCACCCATATCGACGGCCTCATCCAACAATTCGGTCGCTTGTAGGTGCAGACCCATTTCCTCTTCGGACGGTTGATCCCCGCCACCTTGGTCGCCGGAGGTGTTCTTGCCATCGCCGTCGCCGCCGCAACTGTTGCCGGGTTGAAATCCACCGCCGCCATCTTTGTTGGCACCACAGTCCGTTGCGAACGTGCGTTTCTTGCCAGTCTTCGAGTAGGGCGAATAATGTTCATTGATGATGTCTAATGCCTTTTTACGGCTGATCATGTGTGGTTTGTATTTATCGAGAACAACCTTCGGAATAAACTCCAGTGCTTTCTTGTCCATCGATGACAATTCAATGCCGATGTCTTCAGGATTGAAATCGTCGAATGGCATTCTGAAATGCTCGAGGATTTCAATCGCGACTTCGTTATCGT